CCGTGTCGCGCCGTCACGGTGATATCTTACGCCCGGATATGATTGATGTATGTACGGAATTGCAGCAGCCACGATGAATCCTTTCCCTGCCATACCTGTGCCAGCATCATGCCGCCTAGCACACTGATTGCCACCATCGGCAAATACATCTGGTGTTCACTTAAAAAATTGTACTGCGGCACCACCAACCGTGGGAACACGGAGAGGATTATCCAGCCACCCGCCCATGTCCACACTGGTGCCTGCTTCCACATCTTGACCATGACAAGAACCGACAGAAAGATCAACCATCCTCCGACAAACCGCCATAATAAACTCAGGGTTGCCATATCATGATCGACGGTAAACCCGAACGGCCACACCACTAACGCGAAAAGACGAAACAATGCCCCGATCTGGGTGCCAAAGAACTCCGCCCAGGACAAGGACGATCCTCCCGCATGCACTGGCAGTGTCATCCACGCGCTAAACGTCGGCCATTGCACCAGACAGAGTAACGCCACGACCCCTGCGACATAGCCCATGAGTTTGAAGTGCTGTCGATGAATCAGGCAGGTCCAGAGCATTAAGGCTGCCACGACCACGCCAATTTCCTTGGTCCAACCTGCCAAAATCATGGCGACGGCGGTTATCACCAAGCCCCGTTGTCCGTTGCGAAGCCCCCACAGAGCCACCAAAGCGCAGCACGTCAGGAGTAAATCCCCTCGCGCTGCCACATAACTCACCGCTTCGGTCTGAAGCGGGTGAATCGCAAACATCCCGGAGGCAAAGATAGACCCTAACCGCCCAATCATCGGAAGAGCAATAATGGCGAGTAAGACGCTGTTCACTAGATGAACGCCAAGATTCAGCATGTGAAACCATGTCGGACTGACCGGCCAGCCAAAGGATGCCGGGAGTTCCGCCTGTAGTTGAAAACTAACATTGGTGAAAGCGCGACTCGGCCACGTCCAGAGAATCTCCTGATGGACTGATCCGAGCCAGCGTACATCTTCGTAGACGAATGGCGCAGCCTTCAATGGCAAATACATGCAGAAGGCCAAGGTCACAAACAGGGCTACTGAGAGGCGATAGTCTTCTGTCTGGTAATCCATGCGTGCGCCGCAATCGTTTCCTGTAACTTGTATAAGTTCATGACCGGAGTCAACCGTGCTAAGGCCCGGTCGTATTCTCCGTGCTGCGCTTCGAGCAATGCCAGATTGGTTTGGGCGACCGAAATCCCACTAGCGCGTTCATTGTATGAACGGTCAGGATGTTGCGCCAAGCGGGTCGAGCGCATAAAACACTCAATGGCAAAGTATTCGGCGCGGTCAAGGAGATAGTGCGCCCCCAAGTTATTCCACGGACGTGGCTTGTTGGGAGACTCCTCAATGGCCTGCCGCCACAGATGCAGCGGATGGCCCCACCGAAAGACCTGATTCACAGTGGTGACGCTCCACACAAGGCAGAGCGCCACCACCAGAACCTTTCCTACTGTCATACACTACGGCACAGTTGTCGGGGTTGAACTCTCGACAAGAACCGCCGCACGTGCGCCACGCCATGCACTGGAGTAACACTGCCAGAGAATTGCGCGTTGCACATTGATCCACGGAAGATACAGGGCTTGCCCTGTGCCTTCTGAACACGCCTCGCCGGTTTCTGGATCAACCTGTTGAAAATGGTTGCCAGCCCCCGTAAAGGCCGCATCTCCACTCGCCTGCGCTTGGGCGCGAGTCCCAAGGATGCCGCGAATGACGCGAATCGACGTACCGGACACGGACGAAATCTGCATCGCTTCGTCATTGACCCACACAAACTGTCCAGCCGAAAAATTCGTCCCGGACGCGACCGTAATCGTCGACTGGGAGTTATTGATGGCCGCACTGAGGGTCGTGCGTGTCATGTATGTCTGTGCATCAACCTGCTGTGACATGCCCACAAAGAAGCCAGCCACTAGCAGAACAAAGAAGAATTTACGCATACCACACCTTCCTTTTCTGTTAAGCAGCCGCAATCGCCACCGACCACTCTGGTCGTTGGGTCTTGATGCCATAGAGGACGTCAAAACGACTCTTCCAGATATCGGAATCGCCGTCATACCATTCGATATACCGCAGACCGACACCCGACTGTGAGTCATACTTCATCGAAGCCTGATTCACACCCTTGGGACGTTCTAGCGGCACGATTGCCAAGGTTACGGCTTCTTCGTTGAACGCGACACCCTGAGAATAGACATTCCCAGTGGTCCCGAACACCGTAATGGCTGCGCCATCTGCTGGCAGTGCGCTGACGTTCTGGAACCGTTCCCCTGGTCCCACGATGGATGGCGAAATGCTAATCGTCATATCACCGGTGGAGTCACTGACTGCCGTGGTCACGACAAACTGCTGAAGATCAGACAGTGTTGCCTTGGTGACCGGATTGACACTAAACACGCCTGCTACCGTAAAGCGGTCGCCCACTGTCAGGTTAGACGCGCCACTTGACCAGCCATCCGTGATCAGACTTGATCCCGTTTGACTAGCACCATTGACCAACGGGGTGCCAGCATAGGTGCCAACGGTATGTGTGTAGACGTTCTGGTCGGTATACCAGTTGTAGCCTGCCACATAATCCGACACTTCTGCCTTGTCGAACACCTCGTTAATTTTACCTGCGCGATGAAAGTAATCTCTCAACGCAAAGGCAATGTCGCCTTCCATCTCCGCATTGACCATCAAGTGCCGTTCACCATTGCCACGGGGACAGGTGAAGTTCGTCAGCTTGACGCCTGCGTCAATGTAGGTTGCCATCGTGGTCGGAGTCGTTCCCGGAGTGCCGACGGCATTGAATGTTGCCTTGGTCACATCTTCGAGGATGTTCGCATCGACTTCATTCGCCAGTCGGACAATAGCAGGCTTTAACACCTGCTGTGTCAAGCTGTTCAAATCCAGCTTGCGCTCCTTTGAGGTCATCGAAAAGTCGACACCTTGCTGACGATCTAACGTCAGCGTATCGGACTGCTCTTCAATGTCCTGCCCCGCCCACGCCTGGCCGGTCCGAACGGTGAACTGCGCCGGTTTTCTAATCCGGAGCGAATCACCAATCTGACCACCCTTCGACCCGAAGTCGCCTTCGAGCTTTCGACTACAACACTTAGCAGCATAGAGGTTGTTTTCAAACACATCTAGTGCAGCTAAAGTGATGTCATCTATTGTGGGTAGATTATTCGCCATCACTTACCTTTATTCAAATCCCACCTCAGACGGTCCGTCGTCCGCCGCGCACTCCGTGACGTTTGCGGAATTGAGCCAGAGTGGCCGACTGACTATCGTATGTGGTGGGTGTGGCTGCCGCCCCGACCGGGTTCATCGGCGGTGGCGGTGCATCCACAGGAGTTGATACAGGGGTCCCAGTCTTCTGTAAGCCTGCTTCCACCTGCGCTTCTATTCTTCCAATCGCTCGAAGATGCGCCTTGAGCGTAGGCTGGTTGTACAAGTCACCGACCGCCTTGGGATGTGTTCCCAAGTAATGGGCCATTTCGTGACCGATGGGCGACGTGAGGAGCGTTTCAACCAAAGGCCGCTGCTTGCCATCGGTGGGCAGCGTTTCATACATTGCGGTATATGCCTGGTCGAAATCGGGAAGTCGTTTGCGTACCTCGTCCAGCTTGCCATCCCAGGTATCCTGAGCCTTCTGGACACTGGCTTCGAGATGCGCGGTACGATTCGCAGTCGATTGCTGGTCAGTCTGTTTCTGAAATTCCTGTCGGGCGTGCCAGCGGGCATTGGCCGCCGTATACGCCGCATACGGGTCAGGTTCCTGTGAAAATTGTGTCAGTGTGGGTTCCGCATCCTCTGCGGGTGCCTGCGCCGGAGGCGGTGGCTCGGCAGTCGGAGCTTGGGGTGTCTCCTGAGACTGTTTCGCCAACTGTTCGCGCAACGCATGGCGCTCCCTGAGCAGGGCTTCAATACGCTTGGCGGCGCGTGTCCGACGATCTAAGACATCCCCGGTATCGGGGTCGTAGATATGCTTCGCCGGATCAAGAGTGTCGGCTGCGACCTCGACTGGCTCTTCTGATGGCGGGGATTCCGCTGTCACTTCTGGAGCTGGAGTCTCCTCTGGAGTCTCCTCGACCACACCGTCACGTTCGGCTTGTCTCGCCGCCCGAAACTCGGCTAAGACGCTCACTTCGGGTTCAGCGGGTTCTGCCCCAGTTGCTTCCGGGGCAACCGGAGGAGCCTCTGGCGTGGATTCTACTGCGTCTGGCGTGGTTTCGTCTATTTCAGGAGCCATCTATTCTCTTTCCCGCACCTCATTGTGGTCGGTGCGACACCAAAAAAAGCTCAGAAGGGGTCGTGTCACCTGCCTCTTCAGTTTCAGGGTTCACACAGTGGCCTGCATGTGCCGCGCCTGCTGTTTCCCTTCCAAGCTCAAAGTCAATACCGCATCTTCGGCGGTTTTTTTGCCGGTCGTGGTTTCTTCTTATGAGGCATACGTCCTCCGTTTGGCCGGTTTCCGCGATTTGCCTGCCTTGCTCATCGCAATAGCGACGGCCTGTTTTGGTTTATAGCCTTCACCTCGTAATATCCGAATGTTACTACTCACCGCTTTTTTGCCCGAACCTTTTTTGAGAGGCATCGTGTCTCCTAGAGAATT